AGTGTGATACTAAATCCCTTCCCCGTCGCTAGGCTCCGCTTCCATCCCTCGGACTCCACCGGTGTCCACTCTTCGACTGTCGTGTCGATGGCGATAGTAAACGTAGTCATATCTTTGATAATTGCCATGTCGGATGCTGTGCTTGCTCGTCCTTTTGTACCAATTTTAAAACCGATATCAAAAACGGGAAAAACCCCACTTGTTACAACTGCCATGATCTCACCTTACCTCTCATGATAAATATGTGTCTCAATGACGTACTCATAAATGCCCTCACTGTCTGTACCAGCACTAACTGGCTGTGGAGTGACCATGTTAAACATAGACACACGTTTACCGCCGATTACTGCCGCCTGACCAAACAGGGCATTATATACATCTTGGGCTTTGCGCTCTGCTACATCTGCATTACGCCCCCAATGCACTAAAATAGATATAGGCTTGATAGCGTAACCTGTAGCACCTAACCCACCTACTGCAATACGGGGCTGGCTACCAGTTGCGTTATACAAGCCTATACATTGTTCCTTTTTACTGTTAATTTTGCCGATGTACCAGTTAGGACTATCAATCACTGTCTCTAGCCAGCTAACAACATCATCCAAAGTCATTTGATCATCCCCTTACTAAGCTGTCTTACAAATTTAGCAAAGGTATCTTTTACAAACTCTCTTTTAGCTCCTGCGTGATAGGACTCTAACCATTTGCCTCGTGCATTGGGGTTTTTATCAGTCCTAAAATCATACTCAGGATGCCAATACAGCCGCCTAGCATATGGAGTGTCAAACACAATACTAGCTTTTTTAGGCTCTGCTATTACGTGTCCACTACGCTCTAACTCTCCTGTTTGTTTAGGCACGACAGCAGATGTTACTATATCCGTCCTTACCGCTTCGGTGGTCATTTCCAAGGCTTGTGATTGTATCTTATCCAACTTTGCAAGAGCCTGCTTATTGACTGTAACTTTAACGTTTACCTTCATTAACTTAGTTCCAGTTCTGTGCTAAATACTGTGCCGTCTGGATTGCGTGGACGTTTTGCACGATAAATATTTTTACGCTCTCCACAAATAAATACAAAGCCTTCAATCGTTTTATCAGCGTTAATGTCCCCCTCGATAACAATCAAGCCTGATAACATCACAAGTTGACGCTCAGCGGTCATAACCTGTCGTGACTTCTCATCATAAAAACACTTGCCCTCATAAACAAGTGTCTCTACTGGCTCACCGTATCGGCTAAGCTCAGTTTGATAGACCTTAACAGGTGTAACCTGATTCCAAGATGGAAAAGGAAATCTCATTAGCCTAGCCTCCGATCTATCAAGCCCGTAGCCTTTAGCAAATTGTAAACAGCATTAGAAGTTTTTACGCCTCCAACGCTGACTGTTTGATCTTTACCAAAGCTCATTTTTATACTGCCTGCGCCATAGTTGGTAAAAGGTACATCTAAAAAATCGCCGTATTGATACAAAAAATCAGCGTGCTTACAAACAGCCTTGATTACTCTGTCACGCTGAAAATAGGCTAAATTATTAAACTCAGTCACAATAATGCGGCTGTAGGTCATAACGTCTAAATCGTCTGAGGCACGCTCAATCATGTGATAGAGTTTATCGTCGGGGATTCTGCCATTACCATAGTTGGCATAATCCCCACCTGATGCATAATAGGACATTCACCTCACCGCCCTATTTATCCGCTTTAGCCGGCTTCTTTGCTTCCACTAGCTGAGATTTCAAATCCTTGATTTCCTTCTGTAAAGCTTCGATTTCTTCAGTATTATTAACATTCTGCAATTTTTCTTTCAAAACTTCGTTCTCGTCTATCAGCCGCTTATATTCGGCATAAGTAACAACCTTACTAGGGTTTACCTCAATTACGCTAAGCTGTCCGTTTACCTCTTCGGCAATGTCGTAGCCAAGATTAAGATATGTGGTCATTTCAGTTTGTTCTATTTTAAGTTGCTTGTTACCCCTTACTGCATATAGCATTTAGCTTGCCCCTTTCAATTCAATTTAGTTCCTACTAAGCCTCGATGTTAAACTGTACACCGTCAATTTTACGCTGAATGATAAACAGGTCTGAGTATTTACGGTTTTGATATAACCAACCGTCCCCGTTTTGATGGCCTCCCGGTTCCCACAAATAGATGGCGCTGTGTTTAACAGGCGCTAACACAGCAGATGGGTGTACCAAGATCATATTAATTTGCTTAGCCCCAACGCCCGGAACTGCCCCATCGGTAAAGTCATAAACAGTTTTGAGTCTGTCGGGCTGAACTGTCTTAAGTTTTACATCATCAAGTGAATGTACTGCTCGATCCACTACCCCGTTATTAGCTTGGACATTGATAATTCGACGCATCTCATCCGCTTGCTTAAGCAACTTGTTGACCGACGGTGTAACGTAAAGGATACGTCCACTTTGAGGTACGCCTGCATTATCCATTGCCTCCATCAGAGCATCAAAAACCTGTAACACATTAGCGGCTGTAAGTGCTACTGTATTTGCTGTACCGCCATACGAAGTAAACTCAGCGTATAATTTGCTGTAACGATATTTATCCATTTCGGGGATAGCCTGTTCTTGTTCAAAGACAGTTGTAACATTTGCGGCCGTTAAGGTTTGGTTTGTCTCATCGACATCCATAATGTCTACAAAAAACTCGACGTCTCGGTCATGCTGTAATGTCTTTGTTTCATAGTCATTACTCAGACCTTGACGGTTCCAGCCACCCTTGCGGTTGTGATCTTTATACCCAGCCACGTCTAAACGCGGGATTTTAATATCCTTACCGCCAACCCACTTTACTTTGTCACTTGCAGTAGTCAAATCTGCTGACGTAAGCTCTTTTGCATATTTTTGTTCTAATCTTGACTGAAACACAGTTGCGTAGTTATAAGCCATATTTTTATCTCTCCAATCTAATTAATTATTTTGAACCAGTTAAACCGAAAATAGCATCTAACTGATCATTTGCTATTTGTGTTGCTCCTGCGCCGCCGCCTCCAACATGAAAGCCCGGTGGGTTTGGTTGCTCTGATTTAAATAAAAATGCTTTAGACTCTTGCAGTGTTTTTAATTGATCGTCGAGTCCAACAATCTTGTCGCCATCAACGACTAACTTGTCACGATCAAACAGCCCAGCTACAAGCCCCTCATCATGCACCTTACCGTTAAGGGCTGACTTAATGGCGTTGGTTAAGGTAAGATCTTTTAGCTCACTTGCATGTTTTTCTGCCGCCGCTTGGTTATCGGCTGTCAGCTTAGTAATCTGCGCTTTAAGTTCTTCGCTTAATCCAGCGGCTTTGCCTAACTCGGTGATTTGTGCGTCACGCTCAGTGACATCTTTTTCAGCCTTTTTACGGGCTTCTGTGACTTCGTTGTATTGCGTTTTACTAACAAAATGTTTAGGTAGCTCCTTGGCAATCTCTCCGTCAATCTTGTCTACCTCAGTGTCAGCGACACCCATCTTTTTTAACAACTCTTTTAACCAGTCCATATATACCAACCTCTCCATAGATTTTTATAGTTGCTCTCCAACTAGGGGAGCGACTTAATATACCGTAAGTCTCGGTACGCCCAGTTTAGTGTCATGTGACAGGACAAAAGCTTTTGTTTATGGGCATAAAAAATAGCACCCTCTATAGGTGCCGCTCTCTGCGTTTATCTCGTCTTAACTGTGGGTGATCTGCTAGCAAGGCTTTAAGCTTATCCTGTTGCTTGGTCAAGCTAAGGCTATACTTTGCTTGAGTGGCATCGTCAAGGCTTCCCGCTTGCAATCGCTTGTACTCCCTAATACGGCGCTCATGATAACGTTGCTTTTGCTCGGCCAAGTAAGTCTCTAATGCTTTTTCTGGCTCAGGCTTAACAGGTAGCTGAGATATACCAGGGAAAAACGTCGCAAGTGTATGCCGACAAGCCGGGTGAAAAGCCCCCTCAGCCATAGCCTCAGACAGTAATATATAGCCTGTCTCATTAGATAGCTGTTGCGCCTGCTCTTTGCTGATGCTTGTGTACACATCATCGATCATGACTGTGCCTTGATATGGTAAGCACCAAGGGGAGCAATTAGCATGGACTGACATGACAACCGTATATACGCCCCATTCATCACGTTTTTTACCCTCGCCTAAAAATGTTGCTCTCTGGCTAGCTGTCCTTAGTGCCATTTCAGCATAAGCAGTAATCGGTACCCTTCGACCGTTGCTATAAACGATAACGTCCAAGCCACGCGCCAAAAAATCCTTTGTTGCCATGTCAACAGCTTGGTTTAACGTCATTGCCCCAGCAGTCATATGTGCCTCTGCCTTAAAGATGGTCTGCCTATAAACATCGTCCATCTTTCTTAACACAGCCTCTCGGCCATCTTTCAAGTCACTTTTCACACTATCCTGCAAAGCCTTAATCTTTTTCTCATTGATACCAAAAAACTCCGATTCAGGCGGCGCTTTTGGTAACTCATTGTGTGCAGTAGGTGCCTTGGTAGGTTTTGGCTTAAAATCCTTTGGAAAATCAATTTCTCCCGTTAACTTAACGGTCTTTTCCGCTACGATTTCAACGTTATTCTCTCCTTGCTTAAAGCTCTGTTGTAAAACCTCGTCAATTAGCTTATCCGCTTCCTTACCAGCCTCAGTTACAATCTCTTTATTTTTCTTTCGGAATAACCTTAAGTTTTTAAGCTTAGCGAATTGCCATTGGTCAAACCTAAAGCCTACCTTACTTTCTTCAATCTCATGACGGGACAGGTTACGTTTTAGTGACGCTATCAAATTAAGTGTCATTACCTCAAAAATCTCTCTTAAGCTATAGGGGTCTTTCTTGGACACTATTCCTCACCGCCTAAATCCTCATCTTTAGTACCGGGTAGCTTGTCCTTCTCCCTTGTCTCGGGTTCATCTTTCTCAATTAACCCTTGCTCAGCCTTTAGTCGGGCAACCTCTTCTGCCTTTTGCTCATCCGTCCATGTGTCGCCGTACATCTGCTGTACACCCTGCTCAATGGACATTGCGCCCCCCATCTTAGCCTTAACAACTGTATCAACAACACTGTCAAATGACGGGCTTGCGTACTCACCAAATGTAACAGTGACCTCATAATCAGCCGCTTTACGTTGTTTGCTTGTGTCCTGTACCTTCATAACCGTTGATACCAGCAAAGGGATAACCTCATTAAGCCGCTCTACTAGCTTGCCTCTAGTGTATAGGGTTGCCTTCTCTTTTTCGCGTTGAGCCTCAGCGTTATCCATCTTTTTAAGGTCAATGCCAAGTGTAGACGGGCTTATAATACCCTGTAAGCACATATCAATAGCCGATGAGTAAGACGTTACAAATGCCTCATAAGCTATCTGCGGTTGCACCATATCAATCTGACCCTTTGCATCCTCAGCTAGATTAGCACCGATCTTGATAAACTGATTATCAAAAGGGTTGGGCCGCTGAAACTGACCTGTATTGGGGTTTTTAGGCACCAAGTCCTCAGGGATGTATTTTTGTACCCTACCTGCCCTAATGGCATCCATCCATTGGCTAACTACCTCGTCTAAAGCATCAAAGCTATCAGCCTTGCTATCAAAAATAGATTTGCCTCGTCCAGTCCACTTTTTTGATCTAAAGAACATCAATGGGATAGCCATAATGTACTTATCATTAAACGTGATCTCAGGCTGTAGGTGCGCCGTCTCTGGCACAGTAGTTAGCGCAACCTCTTTGCCTTGGTCATTTAGTAGTTTGGTGTGGATATACCCAACACCAAAGGACTCCACAAGCTGATAATTTTTACCCTCATGACTGTAATCTGTGTAAAATATAACCTCTTGCAACCTACCACGCTTACGCTTGTACGCCACTTGATCGCCGCTATAAAACTCAATGATCGGATAGTCTGTAATATCCGGGTCTAGGGTAATCTTAAAAGCACCATCCCCCGCAACCAATGCCTCTGCTATGCTATCACCTAACAACTCGTTAAAGTCGTTATCCTCGCTAATCTCGTCCCATAAGTCAGACTCAGTATCGTTACTAAAGTTAATGCCGTCTAGATCCGCAATCACAATGTCCGCTAATCGCTCAACAACCATTGCAGGTAATCCGCTGTGTATCTTGCGGATTGCTAAACCGTCACTTGGCACAGCCGCCCAAAAGCGGGATTTACCCACATTATCCATTGTTGCCTGTTTATAAAATTGCTCCAACTCCGACGGGTCGCCACGATACCATAGGCGATTACGTAATACGTTAGTGCGATAACTAAAAGGCTCTGTAATCGTAATGATCTGACTTTCCGGTGCTGGGTTAATGCGTAACATTTTCATGACCATATTTTTAAACCACCCCATTCCTTAACCTCCATTCAGCAGGTACATTGTTTCGGATACACCAGTTGTAGCGTCGGGAGCATCATCATTTTTGTTTGTACCTTCACGTTGATAGCTTGTCATAGCTTTATGATATTCAGGCCATTTATCACGCCAGTTAGCAGGATAATAAATGTGGTCCATAACCCATGTGGCGTTAGAGTTGATTCGTGCTATCTTATTTTTGGACTGGTGGAACCAACTTACATTAGTCCGATTGCTGTTAAGATCCGTCTCTAAAATGCGTTTAATGTTACGCGCAAAAGCCCGACCACCGTTATTGCTCTCGATTCGGGCTTTGTTTACTTTGAAATTAAAAAGAGCCTGCGCTGTGGCTGGCTCCGTAATCTCCATAGGTTGCTTTGTATATATGACATCTAGGACATAGGCTTCCTTGTTATAATCGCCCCAAATGATATTGCATAAGTAATCAGCGCCTTCATCTGCACTGTCACAGTAAGAGTAAATGCCCATGAAGTCCTTAGGCAACTCCGTATAAGTTTTAAAACTGCTGTATAGCTTACCTTTAATATCAATAGGTTCCTGCTGATAGTTTGCGCTAGCAATGTCAGCCCCCATTGCCCTAGACTTCATTTCGTAACTTTCACGGGACAATACTTCCGCGCACAACATTGTGCCGTCATCTTGCAGTGCCTTCATGCTAAGATGCCTAACCTTCTTCTTCTCAGCCTTAAAATGCTCCAATGCACGTCCAGCTAAGTCACCAGTAGCCCAACGGGTCATAATGATGATGATCTTGCCGCCTTCCTCTAATCGGCTCAACATGGTATTAGTGAACCAGTCCCAGTGCTTTTCTAATACATTCTCATTGTTAGCTTCATCTGCATTTTTGATAAGGTCATCAATGATTAGGATTGTTGCACCAAAGCCTGTTGCTGTACCTGTGGGGGACGTAGCAAGGTAATTATTATAACCACCCTCTAAGCTCCAAAGGTTCATAGCGCCGTCCCCACGTTGGATTTTTACCTGTGGGAAAATGTCACTATAAACCGTAACCTCAGGGTCTGCTTTTGCTGTGCTGATGCCGTTACGAACAGCCTTGGAAAATGTAGTTGAGAGTGTTTCGTTATAGCTGCCTGTCATGATCTTTGCTGTTTGATCTTGACCAAATACCCATTGGGCAAACATAGACGCTGTACGACTCTTACCATGTCGTGGGGGTTCATTGATAACTAAAACGTCATCGTCGGAACTGTAAAAGTCCTGCATCTCATTACAAAGATCAATCAAATACTTACGATCATCTTTATAAAAATCAGGAGCCATGACCTGACAGAAGCCAAAGAACTCACGCCTCGCTAGCTCAATTCTGGCGTAACGTTTGATTGTCGCTATATCAACCATCACGAATCAATTTCCTTAGTTCATCTGTGGTCAAATCCTTCATCGGGTTATTGACTTCTACGCTTCCGCTATGACCTATTTCCTGTTTATCACGCCACTTATCAGGACGACGGTTCTTAAGCCAAAAAATCTGCGCTGTTGTGTCAGGCTGAACCTCTTTGGTAACTCGTTTTGTCTCAACCATAACTGTTTTAAGTTGTCCTGTTTCTTCGTCTAATACCTTGTCAGACTCTTTGGTCACCTCGTCATATTGGTATCCTAGCGCCCTCTTAAGTAAGGCGTTCTCAACATGAAGGTCAATGACCTCTTTTCCTCTTTTTAAGGCGTCCGAAATGTCCTTATGCTTCTTTTTCCACTCGTACAAAGTTGATCTTTTAATACCCATATTTTCAGCAATTTGCTCATCTGTAAGCCCGTCTCTAGCCCATCCTTCAAGGAGTACCAACCCGTCAGGTTCAAGCCAATTGTGGTATTTTCCTTTTGCCATCTTGGTAGCCTCCTTAAAATGTTTTAGTTTTGTTATTAAACCGTTATTACCGCAAAAAATATTGCTTGTAGCATATGATAATACGCCTCTTTATGGTTGCCCTCAGTTTTGCAGTCATGGCTCTTAATGACGCTATAAATAATCAAAGCTAAACCTATTAACCTAATTGCAACGTGCATAATGGCTAGCCCCCAATACATTTAAATTTCTACGTACCTGTATTTAGTAATTTGCGTTATTGTCCTTGGCTTAAATCTGTCTCGATGCCTACTAAATCTCAATAGACCGAAAAAACTTAAAATAGGGTTACACGGGACTTTAACGGTCTTTACTTTATAGCTGGTACTTTCATCAATCCTTACCGTTTGCCCCTTTGATACGTATATAATTAATGTCTTTTGAACTGTAGTTTCAGGTACTAAACAACGTTTAAAAATGTTGTAATCCACTTAACACCCTCCCTTAACACCTACTACGTGCAACCTGCCTTACTGGACGATAATAGACTTGGCTTTTAAGTGTCATCACTTTAGGGATATGCTTAGGAACATAGCGACCTGTGACTACTTGTGATTTAATGATGGTACCCAATATGTTTTTAATTGTGTCATATACCTGTCTACATACTCGCATAATTGTATGTGCTAACTGTTGTGCCGCCTCATAAGCTTGTTTAACTTTATCCTCGTCAGTCAAAGCAAACTCCCCCTTTATGTAAAATAAAAAAGCACCCTGTTAAGAGTGCTTAATTGCGTGCTACTGCGGCATTTGCCCAAAATATAGCTTGCTCTAGATTTGTAAATGCTAATGCTTGCTCTCGGCTCTTTGGTGTGGCCTCGTCGATTAAGTAAGCCAACTCTTTAGCCTTGTTGCGGATTTGCTCATAAATCTCAGGTTGACCCTCTTTAGGTGCGTGATAGCTAAAGTTATTTTCGATTACTGGATTCATTTTTATATCCCCTTCGCTATTTAAAATTGCCGCCTCACAAGGAAGCGGCTAAGGATTAGGAGGAAAACAATCTGAATGACAGGACTTGAACCTGTGACACCACGCATATAAGACGTGCGCTCTACGCAACTGAGCTACATCCAGTAAATAAACCCTAGGTGGATTTGAACCACCGATGACTTAACCCATTCTTTTCGTGAGTCGGAATCGAACCGACGTAAAGCCACCCCGTTAGGGTTAAAAACCGTATAGAAACGGCAGTATCGGAGCCGATAGGAGTCGTCAAAGCCGCCTCTATACATTTATCTCACACTATCATTTTAACAGGGGTTGACACAGAAAACAAGAACGTTTGTTCGACAATTTATAGACATTTTCCAGACAATTTAAAGACATTATCGTGCCAGCTTGATATAACTATCCTCTGCAACCGCTCTACGCCTAGTAATCGTCTTTTCTGTAACCTGTAATTTGTCTGCTATTTCTGCCAAGTCTAACCCTTCCACATAAATCAATCTCAGTAGTGAAGCCTCTTTTGGCTTATAATCTTGTAGCCTATCAAGAATAAAATCTAATCTTTGTAAATCGGATTCCAAGTCCTGAAGCTCAGTCACACGATCTATCACAGCGTCTATGTCATCCCTTACCTCGTAGCCTCTTGCCGCTATTACTTTTTTAATCTTTTGCCTAACATCCTGTAATAGTTTTGAGTAGTCTTCATCCATTACGTGTACTGGCACCGCTTTATACTGTGCCTTAACGCCTGCTGGATAATTCGTCATATAGGCATTGGCCGCTGTCTCTAACTTTTGCTCATACGGTGTTAAATACATATAGCTAGGCATGT